CCGGACTCGCCGTGACGGGGGCGTTGTCGAGCACCACGACGCTGCAAGCAAAACAAAGCACAACCAACCCAGCATCTACAGGTGCGTTGCCCGGTTTGAGCATGGGATTTGATGCGGGTGGCGAAGTGAGTTGGATTCAATCTGAACGTAATTCATTGGCTGAAACAAGGTCACTCCTGCTCAATCCAAACGGCGGCAACGTCGGCATTGGGACTGCGAGTCCGGGAGAGAAGCTGACCGTATATAGCGCAACGGATACCTATGCAACGGTTAGGTCTGCTTCGCAGGTGCTTGCTTTTAATGCGGGTACTGGCTTTATTGGAAGCGCGGCAACGTCGATTTATAATACGTCTGCTATCCCAATGATTTTTGGCACTAACAATGCCGAACGCGCACGCATCAACGACACCGGACTCGCCGTGACTGGGGCGTTGAGCGCGACGGGTGATGTCGGCATTGGTGCAGCGCCAAACGCGGGTTTTGCATTAGACATCACTCGTAGCGGTGTAGATGTAAAGCAGCGCATGGCTAACTCATCTTCTGGCAATGTGCAGATTGGCATGACCACCGTTGGTCAACAAGATTGGGCTTTTGGTGTTGACCGATCTGATTCAGGAAAATTTAAAATAGCCGCAAGTGGTGCAGTTGCTAGTAGTACGGCGATTACTTTAACAGCAAGCGGCGCCGTAAGGTTTAATACCTACGGCGCTGGTGCGCTCACCACGGATGCTTCTGGAAACATTACTGCGGCATCGGATGAACGCATAAAGAAAAACATCCGCCCATTCTCTCGCGGTCTTGCTGAGATTCTTGCCATCAATCCGATCCTTCACGGTTACACCGAGGAAAGCGGATTAGACCAAACCCGCGATGACTATGCTGGTTTTTCAGCGCAGCAAGTTCAGTCGTTAATTCCAGAAGCTATCGGTGAAAATGCTGATGGAATGTTGTCATTCTCTGACCGCCCAGTTATGGCTGCTTTGGTTAATGCTATGAAAGAGCTGAACGCAAATCTAGTTGCCCAAGTCGCGGCATTGTCTCAACGTTTGGCTGCACTCGAAGCAAAATAACATGACAACCGAACAAGCCCTCAACAACCTATACGCCGCCGCCCGCCTAGCTCCTCTGCCAGCCGAGCAACACGAAATCCTCCGCAAGTCTGCGGAAGTGCTCGTCGAAGCCTTGAAGCCCAAGGAAGAAAAGAAATCCGAGTAACATGGCCGGCACCTCAGATACTAACTGGCGCAGCTACGTTGGCCCACAGGACAATGGGAAGGTCGTTACGTCTGAGGACTGGCAAGCTCCGTCGAACCCGAAAGAGTACGACGACCTGTTCAAATGCAGCAACGTGGATGGTCTTATCGCTCGCGGTTTGACCATCCCATCCAGCCGCGAGGACTCAATCGACTGTGTGCGCGGCAATGGCTATTCCTTTGAATCCTGCACGATCGAAGGATCGGTCACGGTCAAAGGTAGCATCGACGGATTTACCCTCTCGAATTGCGTTGTTTCGGGCACGGTTGAACTCGGCCAATACTCCAATTACTGGGTCAAAGGTAGCGCGCCGACTCGCAACGTAAGCCTAGTCAACTGCTGCTCACCGGATGGCTCGCCAATTAGGCTGAAGCTCTGGGACGCTGAGATGCCGCGCATCGAGAATACGAACGTGCAGATTACTCGGATGCCGAAGTGGGTCTGGCTGCCGTATTTTATTTTCCGTCGTTTGACGAATCCGAAAGCTGTATAAGCCATGCTCGATCTTATCACCAACGCACTAGGCGGCGGCGCACTCGGTGTCTTGCTCCGCATCGGCAACGGCTTTTTCGAGAACTACAAGTCGGCCCAAGAGCACAAGCGCAAGCTAGAGGAGGCGCGAGTCATGGCCGAAATTGCCAGCGACAAGGCGAAGTGGGATGCGTTTACGGCTAGTCAGCAAGCGGCCACGCCTCCAGCCAACACATCGGACTGGGCGGCCAATTTGATAACGCTGTTTCGCCCGTTCATCACGCTGCTCCTTTTGATTCTGGTAACGATTGTTTTCTTTCGAGTCACGGCATCCGAGCAAGCTGAGATGATCGACGAAATTCAATTCTGTGCATTTAATTGTGTGGGGTGGTGGTTTGGCGATAGGATGACCCGCAAGAAATGAGCACCGAACCCAAAGACTTTGTCGAGGTGGCTCGGCTCTGGAAAGAAACCGGATGGCTCACGGCTGTCATCGGTGGCGCAGGAATGACCGCGCGTTTGCTGGCGAATCCGATCAAAGGCGACGTTTGGGAATCTGTTCGGCGCATCGTGATGGCCGCAATCGTCAGCTCAATCGCTTGGTTCGTCGTCGAACAAATCGAGGTCAGCTCATTCGTGAAGGCGATAACCTACGGCGTTGCGGGCGTCATCTCTCCTGAAATTATCGACGGTCTCACTTCTCTGGCTAAGAAGTATAGCAAGAACCCGAACAAGCTCTTGAAGAAATGAACCCGAAGCTGATCACCGCTGCGCTGGCCGCAACCGTCGTCTGCTTTTCGGGCGTAGGCGTCATGACGGTGCAAAAGGTTTCAGAGAACATTGCGGCGAGCGACCGAGAGTTTTCGCTGACGAGCAACGTGCTGAGTCCGCTTTTCGACATTTACGGCTTGGCGATTGTGGACGGTCAGGCGAAGGCGAGCAAAGGACTGATCGACGCAAAAGAGTTTTGCGCTTCGCTCACCAAGCTAGAATCTGAAGCCGAGAGGCTAATTGGCGAGTTTGGTAAACCGCCCGAACTCGTGGCCCAGCATAAGCTGGTTAAAGCCTATTTGGAAAAAACACGCATGGCCTGCGACAAGGGTCAAATCGAGACGCTCAACTCTCCAGCCATGACGGCTGAACTCTACGGCGTCATTGAACCAATGACCGAGCTTATCAACAAACTACTCCAGCAGAATTTATCTATTTCGCGCAAATACAAGGACTCCGCCGACTCCGCGCTGCTCACGTTCGAACGCTTCGCTAGTGTAGCGGCTGGGCTTGGTATCGTCTTTGCAGTCGCTCCGTGGATAAAGCCTAAGAATGGGCCGTCTGTTATAGTTAAGCCCAAAAGCCGCAAGAAGCGCGCGAAGTGATAAGCGATTTTGACGTCCGTCGCACTAGCGATGGAACAAGTCATCACATTCGCAGCCTCTACCGGAGCCATTGACGCCGAAGCTGGCGTCATCCGTGGCGTCTCGCTGATCACTAAAGGCCCAGCTCTCGGTCACGGCGTCATGATTGACGACAAGACGCTGGCGCAGGTTAAGACGGCAGCCGAGCAATATACTGGCGGTCTCAAGGTTAAGCTAAACCACTCGAGCGGCGCGGGCGACATTATCGGCTATATCGACACGCTCCGCATCGACGGCGAAAAGCTGCTCGGCGATCTGCACTTGCTGCAAAACTCGCCGCATCGCTCTTATATTTTAGAGATCGCTGACCGGATTCCTGACACGTTCGGGCTTTCCATCGCGTTCTCTGGCCCGTCGGAAAAATCCTCCGACAAGCTAACGACTTTGCAACGCTGCTCAGAAATCTACTCGGTTGATCTGGTGGACTCTCCTGCCGCCAACCCGAGCGGATTCTTCGCGCGCAAACTGAAACAACTTCAGAACGGCGAAGTTGAGCAACCCGAAGCAAAAATAGAAATCGAATTACCCATGAATGACGAAATGAAAAAGGCCATCGAGGGCATGATTGAAAGTGCCATGATGAGCATGAATGATAAAGTCGCGAAGCTCGAAAGTGCTCTCGCTCCGAAAGAGGAAAAGCCCGCTATGATGAGCGCGCAGAATGAAGTCGTGCAACTCGCTGCGAACACCGCCGCGCTCGCTGCCGTCAAAGAATTTGCCAAGTCGTTCGGTGCGCCAGCCGCTCCCGTCGCCTCGGCTGAGGCTCCCAAGCCTGCCGTGCAATCGCAAAAATTCGAGGAGATCGTCGCCGCCAAAGCCTCCGAGCTGAAAGGCGACAAATCTGCCGCGATCTCGTTTGCCATCAAAAATCACGCTGACCTTTACGCCGCTTATCGTGCGCGCGTGCAGGGCGGCGAACTCGTGAAACTCTAAAAAAACTACCATGGCTACTTCATTCCAAAATGCGGGCACGTTTGTCGCAAACTCGGCTATCACCGC